TGTTGATTGTCATATTCTATAAAAGCCTCAGTGCCGTTGGATGACTGCACTGCCCTAATACCTTCGGGCAACCAGCTTGTATCAAGTCCAGTGTAACTGACACCGTCTTTGTAAATCTGGTTTCCTTCGGCAATAATTGTCCATTTAGCCATGCGACACCTATGTTTTTATAATGTAATTGAGAACTATGGTTGGCTGCACATTCGCGTGGGCTGAACCACTACCCGCATTTGGGTTAACATCAGTACCCGCAAAATCCCAAGCACCCAGAACATTTCTAGCATTGCCGCCATCGTGCTGGGTAGATGTTGCTGTTGTAGCGTGATTGTGTGCAGCTAACTCGCTTGTTGTAAGTGTGTGTGTCTGACCACCGCCAGCCGTACCCAAAGTTGAGCCATCAATCGTTGAACCTGATGTCAGTCTATTAGCCGCAGAGCCACCCATGTTGTCTTTACCAGCTATTGTTCGTCCACGGATGTCTGGTAAATTAAAGGTGCTTGAGCCATCCCCAGCACCGTAGGTTGTTGCGATAGCAGTGAATAAAGCTGCGTATGTTGTCCTTGAAACAGCAGAGCCATCGCACTCAAGCCAACCTGTTGGGGCAGATGCGCCGCCCCAAGGAACAATAGAGCCAACTTCGCTTCCGATTGAGCCATCTGTAGAGGCAACTTTTATTTTAGATAAAGCCATATCAGCCCCCTATGCGGTTGTATAGTAAGTAATTTGGAAAGCAACGAACCCACCGCTTACCTCTGCGAATGAACGTGTATTGTTAGCGCTATTTCGTATGGAAATTCCATTCGCATCAAAATAAGCGTATAACATTTGTGAGGTATTATTGAACGCACCTACAGAAAAACTACCCGCTGGTGCATAAGGCACACCGCCAAGCACTACTCCAGAAGCAACGACACTTGATGGGAAATTTATAAAAGCGTTGATGAAAACTAAATTTCCAATTCGTTGATAACGATTTGCTGAAACGGTAAGAGTAACACCAGCGGTATTAGTTGGTGTCCAAGTTCCCTCTTCAAACGAATTTAGAATATCTGTGCCAGTGCCTAACTTAATCCCAGCGTCAGCAGTAATAATGCCTGTGCTATCTAATGTTCCAGCAATGTCGATGTTGGTATCTAGCTTTGCGCTAGTAACAGAGCCATCAATAATCTTGGCTGTGCTTACAGACGCATCAGGCGTTACTGTGGTTTGCAAAGCCAGTGAATTGTAGACAACATAAATATCATCAGAGGCTACCACTGAGCCTGTGAGCGTTACTGTTACGCCATCAGCACCAACAGAATAAGCTGTGGTTGGCTCTTGCCGGACATTATTGATAAACAGGTCAATGCCTTCTGCACTGGCTACAGCGTGAGATAGCGTCAGGCTAGTGCCAGTAGCACCAGTCAAGTCTTGTTTGGCAGGGATGCTGCTAAAGCCTTGTGTCTGTTGATTGCCTATGTAAGCCATCAATTGCTCCTATGCGCTAATCGCGTCAACAGCGGATACCCATACATCCAACGATGATGCAGTGTCTGACTTTACCCACAATCTATCGCCAGTTTGGACTACTATCTTTGCACCGCCATCAAGCAACTGCAAAGCCCCGCCAGCAGCAATGGGTGCGCCTTTAATAAGGTAATGGTTGGTAGGTGTACCGTTGATTGTATGCTGAATGTAAACATCAACCGTGATGGCATTTGTTAATATATTGGTCAGGTGAATGCCTACCAGCGTATCGTAACTATCAAAGTTGCCACCATCAGGAATGTCAGCAGCTACAGTTCCGACCCCTTGAAGCATATATCGTCTAAAATCTTGTGCCATTTGTTACTCCTATAAGGCAATCGCCACAGCTATACTAAAGCCTTTTGTTGCAAAACTTGTAGTGTCTGCCGCTGCATTGTTCCAGTTAGTGCCATCATAAACTCTTAGAATGTTGTTACTGCTGTCAAAATACAAATCACCAGCATCTACTGTGCCAGCATTACCTGTTGGTGCAGCACCTGTTTGATATGCTTCTGCGGCAGCATCATTAGTAAATGCTCCATAATACACATCACGCTGCGTCTGTGTTTCATTCTTAGCCTGATTTGCCCAATACTTAGCTGAGTATTCAGCAGTACCACCAGAGCCAGTAACAGCAGTGTCACGATCAAAACCTGTGCCGCCACCTATAGACCACTGTTTAGCAGAGCCAGTGTTCATACCTGAGTTGTCACCAGTGCCAATGGAATATTCTTTTGCCGAATACTCTGTTCCGTCTACCTTGCCAGTAGTCTCAATTGCCCAGTCTTTTGCTGGCCCTAAACCAGCACCATCAGTTACACCAGTGCCGCCAATGGCATAGGCTTTCGATGAGTAATCTGTTGTTACGCCATCATTAACAACGCCATCCGTTTTGACTGCCCAATCATCAGAAAATGCTGCCGCTGTTGCACTTGCTGCCGCAGCCGTGGCACTACCAGCCGCAGCGGTTGCGCTGCTAGCTGCATTATTTTCTGATGTTGTTACAGAAGTAAGATCAATTAACTGATCCCATTTAGCAACATCAGCATTTGATGATATTGGTTGAGATCCAGACGAAGTGTGTGATGTATTGGCAATATAAATACTGCCATTAGACGTATCTTTAATAAGATCACCTTGTGCATATGTATACCCAGATGACCAATTGCCTTGCCAAGAACCTTGAGAAGAAGCAATTGCTGCGCCTGTCGAATCAAATGCAATAAATTTACCTGCTCTAGTTGCAGCTTCTGGTATAGTTAATGATACAGATTCGTCATAATCTACAAGGCGTATTGACCGTTTAATTTCATCGTTTAGGTCGGCAGAAATAGCTGTAAGTCTATCTAAGCCTGTGTTTAAAGAGCCAATGTCAAATGGGCCAGATGATGGAAAGTCAGTTACTCGTTCAATATCAATTTCACGAGTTATAACAATTTTTGAATTACCAGCAGCACCTGTAATTAAACTTGTAAAATGAATAAATCCATCTGTGCCTGATGTATGTACAGTTCTAGCACTAACATCATTGTTATCTGCTGTAAGATAATCTGATGTTAATGTTTTTAGAACGCCATCTATGTATACATTTAAATCAGCATCATCAAAAAATTCAAAATCAACAGTAAATACTTGCTGCGTGGCACCAGCAGCAAGATCGTAACTATTTCTTGGTACGTTATCAGCTAAATTTATTGTCATGCCAAAACCCTACTCCTGTTTAACAAAATGCTCAACGCACAATTAGTAACGTTTTGCTGTAAAAGCATTACTAGCTTCATTCATAAAATCTTTCCACATCCAAAGTCTTGCAGTTGGCAATGCTCTAATTAACTTCTTGCTGCCTTCACCATAATTACCGTCAATAAATTCTTTGACACCTCTGCCAACATCTAAACCATAACTTGGGCCAGCACCTGCTAGACCCACAAAAGCATCAGCAATGTTTTCTTCTTGTGGAAATTTTGGTTGCAGCAAACCCATAGAAATATCAGGCCCACCAAGAGCCATTGAAGTATTCATTGCTGTGTAAAGACTATCTGAATACAAAGCAGCTATACCAGACATGTCAAAAGAACGAGCAATCTTGTCTGATAGCGGCATTTCATCCATAACAAAATCAGGGTTCTTTAGCTCAAGGCCCATGTAAGCTAAACCCATAGATGCCGCTAATGCTACTGCTCTGTTTCTTGCCTGACCTGTAGCATATGAAGCTGTAATTTTGTTCACCGCTGCTAATGTGTATGAGTAGAACTGGAATGGAAGACCAAGCAATCCGTTTTCTATTCGTGTGTAGCCACGGTATTTAGGGTCTTCTTTGCCGCCAAATTGTTTAGCTATGCGGTATGGGACATAAACAACGCCATCAACAATGTTTGGTTTATCTGCTGGTGTACCCATTAAAATTGTATTCATAATCCCGCTGTTAAGCGAGCTACGAAACTCTAGTTTTAAATCTTCGTACTGTCTAGGCCATTTTTCTGTGTTCGGTAAATACAAACCTTTATCTGTTTGTTCAATAGTGCCGTTATCAACAAGTTCACGAATACGTTTAGCTTTTGCTTGATCAATGCCATAACGAGCAAGATACTCTACCTCGAACTTAGTAGCTTTCTTACCGCTACCAGCAAGGCGCATAGACATTTGTATTAGTGAATGTCCTCTAACAATAGCGTCTAACTTCTTCATAGTGTTAGTCATAGGAGCAAGTAAGTTTGCTTGGTAAAAGCCCCACTTAAGTTTGCTCATGTACTTGTCGTAAGTGCCTTCATTAAACGGATTGTTAGTTACATCGTCTATAAGACGCATGTGAACATCGCCTGACAGAACCTCAATAGCTTCGCCACTTAGCCCAGCTTCCTTTGATGTTTGGCGTATTCTTGAGTCTGAGATTGTGCTAAATAAAGACTTGAACACATCACCAAGTTCATGCTCCATCATAATCTTTGCAAAATCAGGCAATGTTGAAAACCCAGCAGAACCAAGATAGTTAAGCTGTGCAAAGTCTCTGAGGACTGTAGCTGTACGTTGATCCCATGAATGCGGTTCACGCAATACTGTGCCAACTACACGGTCGTGTAAATGCAATATGTCTTTGCGTGTTGCGTTTATTTCATTAACAGTATTGCCATTAACAATCATGTCTGCTTCTACATCATCAAGAACATCTTCTATAGACTTGCCGCCAAACATTTTTGCAAACTCATACTGCGGGGCAACTCTTTGTGTGTACGCTCTCATAACAGCCAGCGGATCATTCTGTATGTAATCTAATACTTTTGCATTTGGTATATCTAATGTTCTGTGGCGTGTGTGTTTAGATTTGCCAGCACCATAGAAAGCATTCATATCATCTGCCGTGTTAGCCATATCTAAAATATTATCTACAGCTTCTTTTGCTCGCAATTCAACAGCGGCTCTGCTGTTGTCTAGCTCCTGTCTAACAAAACGTGGTGATGTTTTACGCATTTGCAAATGCTGCTGTTTCATAAAATCAAGTGCAGCTTCATTTACACGCATCTCATAGCTTACGTTATCTTCTTTGTACTTACGTTTTAAAGTTCCGTGTTGAAACTCATGCAACAAAACAAAATCTGCATAGTCTCTATATGAGCGAAATGCATCTGAATTATTCAACATAAATGCATTGTGATGATACACTTCATTGCTAAAATTACTTTTAGCACCAAAGGTGTCGTTCTTTGCGTAAGCAGCTTTTTTATCTAGCAAAGCTTCTTTAAAGCGTCCGTACTTACGAAACGCACCAGCCTTGTCAATGTAGACAATGCCAGCCTCATTATCAAAATACATATGCATGCCAAGCGCACCATCAGGATGATGCTCTTTAATTTTTTGAACAGCTTCAAAACCATCTACAACTTTTCTAACATTAAAATTTTGCCCTAGCTTAGATACAAGCTGCTCATTAGACATATCAATAAAATTAGAAAGAGGACGCTCTTGAGATTCATTAGCTACATAAATTACATTATGTTCTTCAAAATGATCTGCTAATATTTTTTCAAACTGCTGCCTGTTTTCCCTAATAGCATCTCTGTTCCAATATCTAGGAAACATAAATTCTTCACCAGATGGTGTGACTGTTGTGTCTTTTGCAAACTGTAAACTTGTTTCATCATTAAGAAGTGATTGTTCTTTGCGATCATAGCGTTCTTTTAATTTTTGCAAGTAATCAAACTGTTTAGGCGTTCCGCCTTGTTTTTGTTTGTTATTAAACGCAGATTCAAGCTCATCAATTTTGTCTTGTATTTCCATAAGCTGTTGTTCTTTTTCAACAATACTACGCTGCAAACGCTTAACATCACCAAGCATACCAACTTCTTTAAGCCTATCTTCCCATGTTTTATAGAAAGCTTTTAATGCTTCAATAGATTCTTTTTCCGCAGTGGTTGTTGGCTTATCGCCATTAATATATTTGCGATTTACTTCTTTTAAATATGCAGAAAATGAACCATCAAAGTTTGATAGGTTTACATCAGCTACTACTACAGAACCACCTCGTTTAGTATGCTCGCCAAATTGGCGCATCATATCAGTGTATGCTTTTACCCACTCACCATTTCTAGTTTGTGCATATTGATATACAGACTTAGGTGTAGCCATGCCGTATTGATTTAATTTTAACAATATGCCGCTATCGCCTGCTAACTTGATTGTAGCAAGCTTTACGCTTTGAGGCACCTTACTACGCAAAATACGCTTCATGCCTGTTGATACGCCTGTATAGAGCCATGAATCAGTAAACACATTGCTTGGCATATTAAACGGTTCTGGTTTTTCTAAACCTTGTATTTCTTCTGCGCGGCGTAACAACCGTTCTTGCTTTGCTGCACCCAATCTTGTTTTGGCAGCGGCAATGTCATTCGATATTGCAGCTTCTGCGGCATTATGTTCTTTAAGAGTTATTGTTTTAGCATTGAGTTTGCGCCTGTTGTCTTCTAATGCTTTTTGAAGACCCTCAATAGTCTTTGGAGTTTTAACCTCAAGGTCATTAATTTCATTTACAGTTTTTTTGCCAAGTGGCCTTTGCTCTCGTGTGCCAATCAAAGCAACATCTTCAGCCGTAAAATCTTTTACAGCTTCTGTAAACTCAAAAACATCTTCCTCTGTCTTTTTTATTACAGCACCTCTGCGTCTAGATGGTATAGACGCAAGAGTTCCAATAGCACCGCCAATAACAAAAGCTGAACCTATGTTCATTGCTATTTCAGTCTTCGTTGAAAGCGGATCAAACGGCGCACGAGCGGCCTCTAAGCCAGCTTGTGTTACACCTACGCCAACACCAGTACGCAAAAACTGTCTGCCAGCAGTAGCCGCTACACCGCCAAATGGTAAGGCTACTAAGTTAATTGGATCAAATACACCAGCACCAAGATTTGCCCAAAATGATGAATCAGCTAAAACTTGTCTGCGTTTTTTGTTTTCGTTTAATTGCATCTTAAGATCTTGCATGTGATCTTCGCTTACAGCGTTCATAAGATGATGTTTATATTCTTCATAACCACCCATATCATCAAGAGCGTTGTACCCTTGTTGAATCTCTGTTCCATGATTAACAGCGTTTTTAACAACATTAAATATAGGAACGTATTGATAGCCAAGTGCTGCCGGAATAGTGTCAGCAAAAAACTCAGGTTGTTCTACACGTTGTAAGGGCTGCCTATCAGCTACATCTGACTCAATAAAAGTCGGCTGTGTATTTTCCCAAGGATTAATCGGCATTAATTTTTACCCTTAAATGGCGATTTTATATTACTTAAAGCTTCAATATTTCTGTTAATTCTAGCCTTGGTTACTCTGTTTATTTCTATTGCTCTTAATGTTTTTGCATTAGAATCATATATTTCGTCTTGTTCTCTTTCTTTTCTTATATTGAAAATATCATCATAAGCTAACTCTGTTCCAATAAGTATTGGGCCACCTGTTTTACTAGGTATCATTCTAAGTTGACCATCATCAGCAACATAATAAGCTATATATTGAAATGTTTTTAGTTCTGAGTTTCTTGTAACAAACCCCTCTTCTGACAAATCATCTTCTAACTTGTATTCTAAAGGCAATGAATCAGGTTGGAATGCACTTGCTGTTGTTGGAACAAGTTTAACTTGTCTGTTTCTATCAATTCCAAAATACCTATCATCTAAGACAAAATTTTCACCGCTTAATTGTTGCACTAACTCGGTAGCGTTTTTGTAGAAAGTTTGTCTTTCTGCGTTATCCGGCAATATTCTTTTTATCGCAAACATAGACTTAGTGCTGTTTGAATTGTATCTATCAACAACAACACCATCTGTTTCAATGTATGAAGTTTCAAACATTTCATTTATATGATTATCTAAATCGTCTTTTTTAACGCCAGACATAATTAAATGTTTTGCATATGGTCTTACAGTTTCAATCATTTCATAATCAGTTCCAAATTCTTCTTGCAAATAAGAAGTTAAAACATCTTTAGCCGAAACATTATCGTCTGCATCAAACACAGATTTAATTGTGTTGTTTACAAGAGGTGTGTTTTGCATATTTTCTTTTAATTTAGCTGCAAAAGAAACAATGTCTTCAGCACCACCAACTATGGTTACAGCATTTAAAGTGCGTAAAAATGCGTTATCTTCTTTTGATAAAGTTGAATCTAATGTTTTATTAACAATAGAGCCTCCAATATTTACTTTAGATAAATAGTTGTAATGGCTAAGAAGTGTTCTCATTTCTTGAGATTCCATTGGCTCAAGTCTAGCAAGTCTTTTTAAACTCAACTCCATACCTGTTGATATTACATTTTTTTTAGCAAGAAAAAATTTCCAAACAGCATCTTCTTTAGTTGATTCTTCGCTAGAAAAATAAGGAACCATGTTAGGGTTTTCTGGGTCTATTCCATCAATTTGCCCAGCTATATGAAAGTCAACAGCATCTTTTATTCCCGCGTCCGTTGAATCAACAACAAAATTTTTATCGACTACGTTGTCTCTATTTATTTGCGTTTGTGTTTTTTTCTTAACTTCTGCCTCACGCCGTTCAAGACCTAGGCGCAAGTCTCCTACCTTTTGCTGTATAGACTTTTTGTTTTCTTTGTACCCATCTGAATCGAGTATTGCTTGCACTTGAGGCACAAGGGACTTAGGTAAATTATCCGGAATAATGCCTGTATCAATTGCGCTTTCTATAAGAATGCCAACATCAGAATTCATTTGTTTTGTTACATTATTATCATCAACATAACTAGAATTGTAATTCATCCGATTTGTAAGCATTCCTTCTGGTAGTGCTTTTAAAATAGATTGAACATTAGCTTTATGCTGTGGAACTGTAAGTATTCCAGATTCTAAACCTGCATCCATTTCAGCAATAGCTGATTCAGCAATAAGCTGACTTGTTCTAGTAGCTTCTCCGCCCTCATAATCTAAAGGGTCTCCGGCTTGGATTACCGATACAATTTCTTCACTTGCATTAATTGCGTCTTGATCAAGCCCTGCCCTTAACTGATCGGCAACAATAGCTGCTCTCTTGCTCATAAGGTTGAACTTAGTGCTGGCAATGAATGCTGCACCTGTATCTTTAATTATGTTTTTAAATCTATCGTTTAGTATGCCTGCGTTGTTTTTAGGCTCAATCATCTGAGCAACATAGTCTTCCATTGATTGACTATATTTTTCAACACCATGAGGATCGTTTTGATATTTTAAAAATAAATCACGCCCACGGTCTTTAATTTGTTGATCAACGTCATTAATAAATCTGCGATCAAGAACTTCTTCGTATGATGCCTGCGCTACTGTGCCAAATTTTTCTGGTACATTGTAAGCTTCTGGCTTTCCAGTTTCTGGATTTATAGTACGCAAAGCCTGCGTTTTAACAGCTTCAGCAGTTTCCTTACCTTTTTCTTGAGCTTGCCTACCAGCTTCTTTAAAAGCAATCTGTGTTAAATTGTCGGCTGCATTAGCTACAGTGTTATAATAATTTTCAGCACCAGTATCCATCTTCACAACACCAATGCGTTGATTGCGGAATTGTTGCTTTTCTCTAATTACTGCCATACTGCTAACTCTTTACTGTATTATATTGATACAATCCTGATGATAGTGTTGATAGTGCTTGTATGTTTGCAGAACGCCTTGCGTTTGCCCCTCGCATCCTTGTTACCTGAGCTTGCATAGCTAGTTGTGAGCTATCTGCATATCCTTGAGCATCGGATCTAGCAACGTCTGTGTAGGCAACCTCGCGCTGTTTATCCATAAATGCTTTTACCGACCTATCAGAAACATCTCTGCCAGAAAAAGCAAACCAAGCAAGATTGTTTGCTCTTGCAGCGTCATACTGATCTAAACGATCAGTATGTCTTTGACCTGCAATAACTTCGTTTTGTTTTTTTTCTTGCTCTAACTGTGCAGCTTCTGCATTTGCAGCAGCTTGTGCGCTTTTTCCAGCTTGGATTGTCGCGTATGCACCTAGAATTGAAGCACCTGCCATTATGAATTGAAACATTAGAATGTCACCTCTGCTATCAAACCATTTACCTGTAAGGACAATGGTGCTTTTTGTGTAATTTTAATTGTTGGGTCTTTGCTGTAACCAAGTAACCTAAACTCTTTCTTGCCCTCAACCGCAACCCTGTCAAGACTAAGGTCATCAAGGACAGTGCGTATAATAAGTTCTTTATCGTTTACACTTATAGATAAGGTGTTAAGCAAATCTAGCACAACTCTGTTTACAGATCTTGGTTGACCAGTTAATGGCCCACCAGCAACCTGTGCGTCTATTGGTAATGTTTCTGCAACAACATCAAATTTATAACCAATCTCTGCGCTTGTTATTAAAGCAACAGAAGACACATCAACATTACCACCCGCTACAGTAAATTCACCAATGTAATCTGTGCCATTAATAACTTGTACAACCGCGCCATTTTCAAAGTGTGAAGAAACATCAAAGACACCTGCTGTTCCTGTAAAGTTATTTGAGAAGTCTAAGTTCATAGAAACATCAAACTCTGAAAAAATAAATTTTTGTGTTCCATCTCCAACATCATAAAGGCCAAGAACAAACACTCTTTCATCAATTGTGCAGATAGAATGGAACTTACCTGATGTTGTAAACTGGCTCCATCCAGCACGTTGCTCACTTCTGTTTGAAGTAAACACTGCTATAGTGCCATCAGTATTTATAAAAAACGCATAAGATTCCGGTCTATTGATAGCACCTCTTAAAACACTTGTTTGTATTACATTTTTTATTAAGTGAGGTGATAACTGGCTTATAGAATTAGATACATAAGCACCCTCACTATCGTCATAAACAAATTCTCTAATTACAGACCCATGTCTCTGCACATATATCGTTGCACCATCAAAAGAATACGGTCTCATAAACTCTGAACCGTATGGAGTTTGTCTTTTTATTTGAGCGTTAGTAGGTGTAATAGGTTTTTCTGAAAATGCTGGAATATAAAACTCAGATGTAGATGTGAGAACTTGTAAATCACGATTAGATATAATGTGCCTTATAGTGTTTATCTCACCAATGCTTAAAGTAAGATCTATTGCATCATTATCCTGTCCATCACCAACGTCAAAATTAAAATATTCAGAACTTTTGCTGCCCCATAAACCATCTGGTTGAGCAATAGTACCCCCAAACCACAGCCTATTTTCATGGAACGCTACCGCTGCTGGGTAGCCGCGCAATGAAGAGTATGATTGCTCAGACCAAGCGGTTGTAGGTGCATGCGTGGTTATCTTGGGAGAGCCACCCCCAACAACAGATTCATTTGCATTTGCACCCGCTGCAAATACAAAAACATTTTCATCAATTACTTCTGCAACAGTTCGCGTACCGTTTATATTAGTTCTTGCTATTCCACCAACAGCACCTGCTGAAGCTACTACAAAAACATCCCCAACTTTTAATCCATGTAAAGCAAAGGTAACTTGTATGTCGGCAAGGCCATCTGTAGTTTCCAGCGCATCTACATCAAGGCGAACAGTTAATGAATTTTGTATGTTCCCAATTGCCTGCACTGATGACTGAACAGAAGTTATATATATTTCGTTATCATGATATCGTAATGTAACGCCAACGTGTTTTGAATCTGGATAAACACCACCGCTTGCAGTACCGCTAGTGTCAAAATAAGCTGCGCTTGTTACGATTGTAACTCCATTGCCACTTGAGGCCGATGGGTCTAGCGTAACGCCAAGCGGTTGAAAAGAATAATATGGTTGATTGTTTCTGTATCCATCTGCGCTATCTTCAAAAGAAAATGTTTCTATAACAAAAGTAGTTAAACTTGTGCGTACAAGTTTACGCGTCATAAAAGTTTGATGTGCAATAAACATTACATCACCAGATTGAGCGAATGTTAGCTCAGGAAGAATGTCATCAGTAAACGGTAAAGCACTATTATTAGAATCTACTGATGTGCCAAAACAAAAAGCTACATTTCCGGTTGTGGGGTCAATTTGAAATACCCTAAGTTTTGCGTCCTCAAGCGAAACAATATAACGCTCGTCATCAGAGAATATAAATGGAACAAGTCTTATTTGCTGCGACTTACTTGAGTCGTAAGTTGTTTCGTACTCATATATTCTTTTGCTGCCAAAGCGTTTTACTAAGCCGCCTTCATTACGCAACAAAAAATTATTAATAGTTTTAGCTGCGTTTGGATACACCTTTGTATCTGTCCTTGAAATCAAAGACGGACTTACTTCACCAAATTGAAAGTTTGTAAGCGGAACCAATATTCTAGGCATTAGCTACGCCTTTCAGCAATAAACCTCGAAGTAGTAAGTTTTCTTGAAGTCTGCTGCTGTGAGTCAAGACTTCTAGCCTTTGCCATTGACTCTCTAGCCTGCTCTTTCATAAGAGCAGCAAGCGTTGCGTCTCTTGCAATAGACGTTGCAAAAACTACAGACAAAGAATATTCAACAGCTATTGTAAAGTATGAAGGCCAGTCTTGCTCATTAGCTCTAAATGTGTAATCAGCCACAACAATGTCGGCGGGGTCTGTATCAGCAAAAACTTTATTACCATATATTTGATACTCAATAGGCAAATCACCTACTGTAACAGCATGTAGCATTAATAAATCTGCCGGAAGTTGATACGCCCTGTCGTATCTACCTGTAGGTTTGGCAGATAATAAATTTAACAACCCTTGATTTGTCGCAAATCTCCAGCGTGAATTTACTAATGAAGCTCTAGCAACATCTTCATACATATTTGAAGCCACAAGTGCTTCAGTTGTATTCTCATCAAATGATGTAATTGGATCTGCGCCAATAAGAATTAACGCTCTAGCGCAAATATCTATTGGTGAGTTAGCTGTTGTACTGGTAACTGCCATATATGGTTAGGGGGGTAAGTTAATACCTTGACCCCCCTACTCCTTTAGTCTGAGTCTGTTTCAGCTATAGCTGTACCATCAGATACATCTACAACAGAACCAGTATTAGAAAGCACACTAACAAAACTTGTTGTTGGTGTGTTTGTGTCAGCTACAATAATAACATCGCGAACATTAAGCATGTTTGCTGCGTCATTAAAATAACCTTCTGTGTTTACAGTAGCAATAGCGTCTGCGGTACTATAAAACCACAGGTTGCCATTAGACGCCCCTGCAAGACGATTAAGACCAGATGCTGCATATGCCATGTCTAATCCTCCTAGTTGTTGTCAAGGACTTCATAGATACCATTGTCATCAATAACAATAGAACCCATGGACATCATTGAGGTTGCAAGGTGTGACACACGCTCTGGGACATAGTTCAGTTCAGTCGTAACGTCTGCACCGATACCAAGTCCAATAGATGATGTGTGATACGCCATATTTTTACCAGCAGTAACGGCTGATGTAGAGAAAATCTTGAAACCAAGAAATTCTTTCATTGTCATGCCGCCAGCAAAAGGAAGGCTTTGCTCACCAACAAAGTCACTTGAAGCAAACTCAGTAATGTTGAACAAGTCAGCGTAACCAGCAGGGTGCATCGCAAGATAACGCCCACCATCTTCTGGGATGTTAGCTGAACCAAATGTTTCAAAAAGAGTCAACAGATTTGCTTTTGTAAGAGCAGCACCAGTTGCGCTAATTTGAGTTGAGTTTGCGCCAGCATCCATAGCAGTGATAAGAATCTCATCAGTCTTACGACCAAGGGCAGCAGCAGCAGATTTTGCTACAGCTTGACGCTCATCAATGTTTGTCTTCAGTTCGTCTAGCTTGTCGATATACTCGGCAGCATAGAAATCAGACATTGTTGCTTCTACGTTGGTGTGTGCCAACTCCATTGGAGTTACCATACCGTTTCGTGATTTAGTTGAAGCAGAGCCTGTTCCGATTTTTTGGAATCGAACAGTGTTCCCACGGACGCTTGATACAGTACGCACAGTGTTCCGCAGTTTAGAACCCATGCGCTGATAAGCCATGTGAACCTCTGATTCAAACTGTTTAATAAAGGCGGTGTCAATTGTATTCGCCATTTTACAGTCCTCTTCATAGGATTAAGGTTGATATACTTACTGCGGTTGTCTGTTTTTCACTTTCAATGCGATTATCCGTATGGGTCGCTCAATGCATTACAGGCCGATTAAGATAATAAACATTATTTTCTTGTTTTCTGCAACGCACAAAACGCATCATGTTATGCCCATGGAAGTTGTATGGCTCTTCATCAAACACAAAACCACACCATGTAAGCCACATTACCGTGTCGGTATGATCCTCTGGTACAAAGTTTTCTATTATTGAATAGTCACTTTGCAAGATATCTATAGCTGGTTTGCATCCTCGCAAGAACCCAACCCAATTTTTGTTTATATCATCTGTACCGAGCATCCAAACCCTAGCAATATCATTGCTAATAGGCACTGTACCGCACATAGCAATCACAGTATCATCATGCCTAATAGAATAGGTTCTGTGATTATCTTGCGTAAAAGGCTCTAGAAGAGCCTCTAGCGGCTGCAAACCGTGTATAAGGCACTCTCTAGCGTCAAGCATTCTAAGGCTGTCAGCAATCAACCTAGCGTGATCAGGGGTAGCTTTTATCAAGCTAACTCTTCCAGCTCTGCCTATTTCTTTATCCATAAAGGCGTTTGAACCCAGCGTCTACTTCAGCAATAAATGTTTGATCTCGTTTAACTGGATCATGATACCGAGGATCTAACATCATTTGATTGAGTTGTTCTTGGGTAACTGTGGCAACAGCTTGCCCATCAATAGATGGCCCACCTTGTTTCATTGACTGCATCATAAACTCAAGTGCTTCAATGCCATCCGCTGTTTCACACATACGCTCAATAGCCGGAAGATGCTGCTCTTCAAAGAATTGATTAGCAAACAAGCTAGCCGCTTCTTGCCTAGCTTCAGCATTGTCACCAAGTTTAGAAACTTCTGCATCATAATCAGGCTCACCAGCACTTAAAGCTTCAGCGTACATGTTGATGCCTTCTTCAAACTGCTCTTGGCTGTATCCATTTTCAAATGCAGTTTCAGACCACCACTTAAGAAGCTCGTTATCAGTAGCCATTTCGTCATCAATTGTTTCCGGCAATTGGTAGTCGCCAGCAGTTTCTGGGCGATTAGCAAAAGCCTCATTGCTTAACTCTTCAATGAGAGCGTTGCGAATGTCTTCATCTTTTTGACCAAGCTTTCCTTCAAGATTTGTATATGAGGCTAGCAAATCCTCTGCTGTTTTAAATTTTTCTGGCAGCCAATCTGGACGAGCCTGCTCATCTGTTTGCAGTAAAGGGTCTCCACCTTCAGTAACTACCCCAGAATCTTCTACTTGTGTTTCTTCGTTCATGTCTTAACCTCTTTGTTTTTGTGTGCATTTTGCATACGAGTTTCAATGAGGCCAACGATATATCGCTGTCCTTCCATATGGCGCAATTCAGCGTCAGAAACGCCAGCACCATTAACCTGTTCAATTGTTATGGAACGCAAGTATTTCAATACAGATCGCCCTGCATCTGTGTTGAATAACGTAGCTATATTTAAGTTTATCTTTGTGTCTTCACTCTTATCACGGCGAAATCCATCAAGGGCTAAGAAATCCCTATCCTTGATCAATTGGTGGGCCTCCTTGCATTTGCTGCATTTGTTGTTGTTGTGCCATTTGCTGCGCCATAGCCACTAACTGTTTACGTTCTTCCAAATCTCTAATTAAATTATCTGGAACACCAAACTTTTTGGCTAAATATGCCGCAGTTTCTTCTGAGTTAATTAGAATGTTAGTTAGCTCAGGCCCAAATCTGCCTTGCACAAGTTCAAGAAATCTAGCTACGGAGGAAATATCTTGATTAGCTTGCGCCTGTGCAAGAGGTGAAATAGAACGAACCTTTACTTCCCTGCCATTCATTGTCGGCAGTTCAATGCGTCCTTGTTTTTTAAGTATGTAAACTACACGCTGTAATACAGGCTGCACTAATTCAGCTTGCAGTCTTCCGAATGCAGATCCAATGCGCCTAGATAAGTCAGCCATACGTTCTGCAATTTCTGTAGCAGATGCTGGTGTTTTATCTGGGTTGCCAAGCATATCATTGTACAAAGCACGTTTAATATTTAACCGCATATCACCAAGCACAAGATTAGCAACATCAAAAGAACCAGCAGCTTGAACAGGCTGCAAACCCATGGAGCCAGCGGCTTTTGGTATAACGGTTCCGGGGACAAGATTAATAGTATCTGGGTTAATAACACCGTCATCATCCATTTGATAAATGCCTGAGATTGCCATCTGTGCATTTTCAAGAATCAACTCAATAGTCAAGTTAGTAGTTTTAATTGCGCTTAAGGCATTCATCAATGGGCCACGCCCATAAATTTCACCAGAAACCTTAGACCATCTAAAACATATAAACGGATTTGAACCAATACCATTATACTGTTCTTGCTTAATAATCTCTTTAGTGTTTGTTTCTATTGCATAAAAGAAGAACGCTTCTTGGTTTATTTTGCTGTAATCTTTGCAAACGACTTCTAATATTTTAGTACGCTCATCTGGATTACTTTTTATTCGTTGCGTTATTTTTTCAGAAAGTTCAACCTTTGGGTACATAACAGGTAAATCTGAGTTACGCACAGAACGCTCACGATACACATGATCAACGCGATCATCAGGCCCAGTATCAAGAACTACATGAGGCAATGGTATTGCAGAAAACATTACAGGATTAACTGCATCACCTTCCGTAGCGCAAAGAACGCCTGTGCCTACCGCCAAATCCATAAACGACTCATGAACTTCCTGACCGAAGTTAGAGTTTTGTATAACCTCAAAGACATAATCCGTAACTTCATCCAGTTGATTATTAACTTCATCTCTGTTTTCAGTCGGAACTTCAGACCCCGCAGTAAAATCCGCCCATCTAGCAAAGTTAGGAACCAAGCCTGACTGCAAGCGCGAAGCAAATTCTTGTACTCCAACCACAGCAGTTTCATCGAAAATTTTATCATCTCTACGTTGCCCTACAGATTCTGCATAAAATGATTCACGTTGAGGTAATGCATATTCATAGCATTCCTCAAACAGCGGCAAAAAGTTTTCACGCAATGACTTAGCCTGCTCATACTTTTGTAAGTATTTTAAAGCAAGCTTGCCACCTTGGTGAACACTAGCAGATGTATCTGTATATTGAATCATGAAAGATACTCATTATAAAAACCCATGCCGCCGCCAGAACCTTTAATTAAAGATCGCCTGCCACTGCCACCACGCAAACGTGTAACAGTTCTTTGCAAGGTTTTTTCTTTAGCGTCTTTCTTTTTTTCAGTTGTTTGCTGTTTTTGCTCTTCTTGCTGCTGCTCAACCACTGGATCTGGTCTTGGTGGTGGCGGTGCTTTTGGTCTTGATGTACACATTTGACTTCTCCATCCTGTAGATAAATTGATAACCACAATTATTTAAACAACGCAACGCACAATTTACATTCTTGCCCAAAGACCCTGACGTTTTTGTTGCTTTGGCTTTCTTGCAAACACATCAAATTCAGACTTTGCATTAAATGCTCTCAAAGGTTTTTGACCAGATATTAAAGCTCTACCCTCACCAGCACCAAGCATTAAGTATTGAAGCGCATCATGTATATGTGAATACATGTTTTTATCAGGCTTGTCATCAAATCGCTCACCAGAAACCTGCATGCGCCGATAGCAATAACCACCTTCAAAACCTTTAATAAGTGTTGGGCAACGTCTATCAATTAAAAATGCTGGCTTGCCTTCAACCATTTTGTTTAATGAAGAAGCAACAGCCTCAAGACGCAGATCGACAGAGTTGCTTGGAGCAGGGGTTGCTCTTAACCCAGCACCCCTAAGTATTTGAAAAGGTGTACTTTCATCGGTCTGTGCGCGAAAGTCACCAGCCGGATCACCAAATATTTTTACATCCAAGTTAGCAAATCTAGTAGCAATTTCTTGGCGCAGCACTTCTGCAAATCTTACAATGCCCATGTCAATAGCTACAATCTCTGATTGAATTAGCCATCTGCCTCTGACCTTCTGTCCAAACACAGCGGCTGGTGTAAGCCCAAAGTCAATGCCAATATATAAAGGCACACCATGAGCAATAGGTATTTCTTCTGTTGCTATATGTGTTTCGCCTACAAAGCTTTGATACACTGGCTTACCCTCTTGGATTGAACCAAGTTTATTCATTACATATACATCAATCCAGCTTTTTGTCTTACCTCTAATTAAGTTAGGGTAATAAGTCTTGAGCATGTTCTTGCAGTTCTCGGCCTTTTTGTTTTCTTTGTAATCAAGTACAGAGCCATTCTTGTCTGTTTCTTCTATCATGCCAGATGGCTGCACATAGAATGTCCAGTTGTCAGGCTTAACTAGCATACGCGCTTGCTCTATCGGAATATGATCCGGTACAGGAACTTCACCAGACATGATAGGCCACCAGTGATCTTCTTCAGGAGCATTAGTATCAGCGATGACCCCAGACCAACTAGGCCCACCATCACGCATAGAAGGGAAACGACCAACACGCATAGTACATGCGTCAATAATTGATTTAGGTATCTCCCTAGCCTCATTGATCCAGATGCCAGTGAGTTCAAGGGAGAGTAACTTTTTGACATCTTCGGGCCTGTCGAGTGCTAGGAAGATTACTTCTAGTTCCAAATCACCTTGTTTAATCCAATGGGTATATGGAACCGACCACATAAACTTACCCCACTCATCTTCTGGAAACCAGTCAAGCCAAGTTTTTATAGTGGTTGTTCTTAGTTGTGGGTTAGTGTTTCTAATGATTGCCCATCGGCTGCGGCGTATACCATTTTTATTTTTTTCTTGCATTAAGGCTCTGCGAAACACTTCAACGCAGCAACCAACAGATTTACCGGAACCTACTGGCCCACGAATACCGCGAAAGAAATTATTATCTTTCATGAATTGTTTTAATACATTGCCATCAGGCTTGTAATTAAAGTTGGTCAACCTTGTTGTCCTTACCGAACCTAATCATGCGTTCAACAACCTCTGGGCCAATTGTGGTTATAACTTTGTCAGCCTCGCGGTCATTACAAAATTCTTCTGGGTGGTGAACAAGGTGTACTTTCTTCACTATTTTGCGAAGCAGGTCACGCTCTTCTACTTTGAGTGTGTGCAGAAAACTCATCTGTACCTCTTTGCTATTGCAGCCGCAGCTTTAGGCTGCTTAGAAAACTGTTTGCCTTTTGACTTGTCTTCACGTTTTTTCTTAGAAGAAGCTGCATACTGTGAACTAGACATAGCTTTAATAGCAGCAGCAGGCAAGTAACGCTCACCAGTAGCCTTGGAACCTTGGGTAGATGGCTTGCCTGACTTGGTACGCCACTTCTGCTTTGTCCAGTTCATCAAAGATTTTTGTGGCTTCTTCACGAAGTGTAACCTCCGCCCTTGGCTTTGTAGGCTTTGGCAAGCATCTGCGCCTTACGCGCTGACCATTGACCACTAGCACCACCTTTGCTGCCAGCCTTGATGCGATTAAATAAAGACTTACGCATAGTTGGCTTAGTGTAATTACCCGCTGCGTTAACTGCCACTTTTCTTTTTCCTTACAGCTTTTTTCTTAGGGGCCTTACCGCCAACCCAAGCTTCATTGACTTCTGGTGTGGAAGGGTCATCAGATTGAAAGCCGCCATCTGCATCTCGTGAACGCTCTGGCATTAGAAACAAACGAACAGAGTCAGCAGTTAGTGTAGCCCCAGATTTAATGCGTCCATCAGGCATAACAAGAACTGGGCCTTCATAGACTGAGCCATCATGTTTTTGATACTTAGTCATCGTTTAATCCTTTGGTGTGAATTTGTAGTTGCGACTTGGTAAGCCGCGATCAGAGCCTTTACCAGCAGACGTTGAGGAGAACGCAGATATAAATGCACCAACTGCTGGAACGCTTTTAAGCCCTACAGACTTTGCAATCTGTAATAAAGTTTTTGAAGTTTTGCCTTTAATTATGTTTCTTTGATTTGAAACGTGACCTTTTTTAATTAACTTTTCACGCTTGTTCATATCAGCATTGCTAATAGCTCTTAGACGATCCATTTGTTGTTCAGCTTTTTTTGCAGCTTTTAGAAAATCCCTGTCAGCAGCGGCACTCTTTTTACGAATATCGTCCATTTGTCGCTCGCCTTTTTTTGCAGCTTTGTCCCAATCCCTCCATCTTGCAGATTCTCCAGCAGCTATTTGTTTTAATTTAGCTTGGCGTTGCGCCGCAGTTTCTTTTCTAATTGCCTCGCGCCTAGCCGCTGATGATTTTTTTTTGCTTGCAATCTTGCCAGCCGCAAGAGTTGCGCCAGCAGCCGTTGCCCCACCAGCAGCTAAAGCAAGCTTTGCTCTAGGGTCTGTAACTTCACCTGCCATTATGCCTTCTCCATTTTCTTCTTAACGATGCTGGCTTGGATAGCCTTCGGAAGCGTTCTCTGTTGCTTAGTGAGTAAACTCTGCGCGGCTTTCTTTGCTTTCTTCTTACCAGCAGCATTGTAGGCGTAACTTTTTCCAGCGACATTAGGCATTGGCTTTCCTTTTCTTTGTGTTCTGGTAACGCTTGAGAAGTGAGCGACCCTTTGAAACGGCACTAGCCTTGTCACCACTGTGACCCCACGCAACTAATGCCTTCTTTAAACGAGTAGGTCTGCCCTTCTCATCCTTCAATGGCCCCTTTGCGGAACCCATGCGTGTCAAGAAACTTCCTTTGCGCTTCAGTTTCTGCGGCGTGTCTGCGCCGCCCTTTACTGGTGCTTTGAGTGTGCCGCCTGTTTGTGCCTTGTAAGAAGCGCGTCCGGCAGCGTTGAGACCACCTTTGGGGTTCTTGCCTGCTTTTCTTGTCCATGCTGGTGTCCTAGGTGCCATTACACTTGTGCCATCCCGCCACTTGCATCGCCAACACTACCGTAACCATCGCTAGTAGAAGTGCCGCCACCCATTCCATTATCACCATCACCATTGCCGCCTTGGGTGCCAAGCAACGTCTTTGCAGTCTTGACAAGCTTCTTCTTTCTACGCCGTTCATTCTCTTTCTTCTGAGCCTCAGTCAACGGATACTTGCTTACAATCGGATCTTCACTTGTGTCCTTGTAAGCAGGTTGCGCTTGAACAGAACCACCGCCACCAACACACATTACATCTGCCCTCTTGTCTTAACATTCCTGTAAGCAATGTCACGGCTCATTAAAGACTTTCGCTTTTTGCTTGCAGGTTTCTTTTGATACTGTGGCTGCGCGGCTATCTTACGAAACTCATTAGTAAGAATGTCATAAGCGGCTAATGAACGTGTAGGAAGTTTTTTCCTAAAAGACGCAAAATCGTTTCTCATTACATCTGACCCCGCCTCTTTACGTTCTTATAAACAATGTCACGCTTCACTAAACTCTTGCGCTTCCTAGCAGGCGATTTGGTTTTTGCTGACTGTTTCTTGGCGCTAGTAACAGGCCTTACCAAACCCATATCAACAGCAAGACCTATTGCTCTTTTCATCATGACGCACCTCTAACTAAAAAAAATAATCTAAACCTTTGCGAGCCTTTTTTAACTATCATGTGAGTGAGGGAGACCTTGCCAACTAGGTACTGCGGTTTTTGGCCCCCACCCCACAGAGCAAATCTGCTGTAATGCAGATTTAGCTCAGATCTATACTGACACTAATATCACCCTTATGCAAATGCATGTGCTTGTCCGGTGCCTTGAAGCCAGCCCTGTCCAAGATATCTTTGCTAGCCTCAAGCTGAACGTACTCACTCTTGGCACCTCTTGCTAGGTTCAGCATCTTAGCCGCAGCTACCGTAGCGTTGAGACCTAGGCTCTCACCAATCCGTTGCATCATGTACTGCTGGACATGACCTGTCCGCAAAGCCTTGCTAGCACTCACTCTACCGGACTCGCCATCAGCGTACCCAGCAAGCTTTGCTGCTTCTGTTATGCTACAGCCTGTTGCTACAAGTGTATCCACCAATGCAGTCTGTTTATCGGTAAGCTTCACAATCTCGGTCATCTGCCCCCCCTTGTGTTCCCCCCCACTATCAGTCAATTATTCTCGGCTTGTCAACCGCACAATTTAGACACCTAGCCACTAACCACTAGCCTGTCGATTGCTAAGGGTAGCATCGACTGTCTCGTTGCAACACATCGCAGCAACAAAGCAATGAGCGTGGCATACTCATGCGCCAGATGGCCGTTGCGACAGAGATGTGATCTGTTGATCCCATCACTGACGGACGTTACATCGCGCATGAAACACGCTCAATACACGTGGGTATTTTCACCAATACACAGCACCAATGAAAGGATCAGCTATTGTGAAGCCACGCTTGATGCCTCGCGCTACACTCGTTTTTGTAAATTGATTGCAAGTCATCTACGCGTTCCCCTTTGTTTGCTAGATACCGATCCCCCTCTCGGCAAGCCCCATTATCCACATCATAACTGCCATCCAAAGGCAAGTCTCGCCCATTGGTGGTCGCCACGCCAGCTTATGCTCATATCGCATAGAGGCGATCTGTTCATAAGCTGACTAACAGCCCGCGCTTATCATGCGCTATCGCGCAAGCGGGCTGTAGGCGATCATCCAATGCCGCCCGAGCCTGACTTGCCTTTTGATAACAGCCATGATCTGGATGGGGCATAAGCCGAGAAGGGTCTCGGTATCACAAAGGAGAACTAAGATGACTAAGCAATCAAACAAAAACGGTTTCGCACAAGACCTCAATCGTGTCTTCACACTTTCTGATCGTACACACCAATCAACACTTCAGTATTTTGTAAACAAATTCATCAATGATGTTGACTGGAACACGAACTCAAAGAACAAGAAGATTGAGCAGTTGCAAGATGAGAATCTTAACGACTACATCGAACACAAAGAACACGGTGTTGTCCTTGATAACGACAAGATTCTACAGCGTAACCGCGACATCGAATGGCAGCAGACACAGTTGGAATGCAACGAGCTGCTAAAGCAACTGCTAACAGAGTGTTCGCAGCAGTTATTTCCTGATGAGCATCACAAATCAGAGGCATCAGCGAATGCAATGGACGCATTAGAAGCAGCGTACCAAGCACGCAAAGCATCATAACCTACAGCATCTCGCCTCGCAGCTTCGGCTGCGGGGCTTTTTTTATGCTCATTATGGAGCTTGTCATACACGCCACCGCCGGAGGCGGTCTCCGATCACGGCTGACTATTGCGCCGCGCAATTTCAAGCAACTCAATAGCAAATTTTTAATCTTACGTATTGCACTCTGCAATACATAGTTTATACTGCAAGTATGCAACAAGGAGAACTAACATGATTGCAAATAGCTTAATCGGAATTGGATTTATGATGACAATCATATGTTCAGCATTGAATCCTGTGACTGACGCAGGGTTCTACATTCATATCACACTACTGATGTTCTCATTAGTTGTGATAATCAGCGGCGTAATACTGCGCCATCATTCATAAGGAGAACTAACAATGGATGGAGTAACAGTTATAGGCAATAGCCTAGTAGAAGATTGCTGGTCGTTCCCAGTAGAGACTTGGAACTTGGCAGCTATCAAAGACAATGACCCAACCTATCACAATGTACCAGAGTCAATGGCTCGTTGTATTGTACGCACTGATACCAATGAAGTGCTTGGTGTTCATGGCTCTAAGTACAAAGCAATCAAGCATGATGATGTAGTCAACTCAGTTATGGATGCTGTCAGTCAATCAAATGTATCTAAAGATTACGATACAAAAATTGAAATCTTTGATAACGGTGCCAAGCTACGAGGCACTATTGACTTCAGTGATTTGGTAATGGAGCCAGCAGTCGGTGACTATGTAAGGTTCCGCGTCCAGTTCTTTAACTCATACGATAGTAGCTGGGCATTCCAACAATCAGCATTCGGCTTGCGTTTGTGGTGTCTCAATGGATGCACACATGCTGATACTGTAGCTAATACATGGGCAAAGCATACAACCAATGTCAATGTAGAAGGCAGCGCAGCCAAGATACAAGCAGGGCTTGAGGCATTTCTAAATACAAAAGATGTGTATCAATCTTGGATGTTAACTCATGTCAATGATGAGATGGCTGAGATGTTCTTCAAACACAGCATGTGTCGCACACCTAACAAAACTAGCACATTCAAATGGAATGAGCGTCAGCTTGAGCGACTGATGGGCTACTGGTATGCAGACAAAGCTAAACTAGGCAGCAATAAGTGGGCATTGTACAATGCTTGCACCTATTGGGCTAGTCACACAGACGAGTCTAACTCACCAGCTAACACGCAACGCTTGCGTAACAATCAGCTAGCCAAGGTGTTCAAGAAACACAACTGGCATTCAGTCTAATCGTTTCGCGTCACCGCCCCCGCCCGATACGAGGGGCGGTGTCGCTTACTGATTCATTAACACGGTTCCATTTCAGATACTGACGGTAACCAAAAAGGAGAACATAATGAAGATATCATTCATCAATCAGATCACTGAAGCTAAACAGATTATTGATTTGCTTAATGATCGTTGCCATGACGAACAGTCTGAGTTTGCTACCACTATTAGCCAATGCAAGTGGGCTATCGACAAAGTGTATGACACATACACTGAGGTTCTTGATCGTGATGCAAACGAGGATCAATCGTATCGTCCACCTTTGAAGGAGATAAAGTAATGCCACTCATGCAACAGCGTCACTTTGAATACCTTGCAGATAACATAGCACCGTTACTGCCTTGGCCTACTGCAATCTTAATCATGGCTGACAACCTTGCAGCTACAAATCCACGCTTCAAAAAGCAAAAGTTTATTGAACGTGCGACAGCAGCATGGGAAGTAGCCCACCCACCACAGGATTTGAACGATGATATTCCGTACTGATATAACTGGCAGACGCACAGTCGAGGAGTTCCTTGAGTGCAAAGAATGCAACAATCAAATGTTTTCTGAACGAGATACTTGCACTCATTGCAAAAGTGATGATCTCAAATGGATGACACAGTACACAGTTTACAAAGTTGTGTACGCTGAAGATGAAGACGATGCTATCGAAACAGCATTGGATATGATGACTGATTTTGAAACAGCAAGTGGTAAAATTATAATCGAGTCTGAACGCCAATCAAAAACGCCTGTCATAGACACAGGTTTAATGGGCAAACCAGAAGACTTAATATGGATTGATGGAGAACCAACATGAATGTCATAGAACAAGGACAAAAAATAGCTGACGATTTGTTTGACACACCAGCGTTCAAACTAGCCCGCAGCCGTGACCCAAGCACTAGCCATGATGCTGCTGATTCACTTGATGTCACTCGCATGGAGAAAAAAGTTTACTATGCTATTTGCACATTCACTGACAGTGGCTGCATTATGGATGACGTATTAGATAGGTTGGATCACCTTAGATACAGCACAGTTACAGCTAGGTTTAAATCATTAAAAGAAAAAGGGTTGATAGTTGTTGATCATCGCAAAAGAAAAGGTAAGTCTGGTAGAGGCCAGCTTATAATGTGGGGCAAAGATTTTTACAAGGAAGAAGATGATGCCTAGAAATGGTAGATACCAACGCGAAGAAGACAAGCCACTATCAAGTATCAACTATGGACACAACATAGAACTTGAGCGTAACAAAAAAGGTTGGCAATTAAATAAGGCAATGCTTCCTGACAATGCATTCGCTGATGATGTAGTTGAAGAAGACACTGGTCATTACTATCACAGAGAAACACATGTAGTTGGTGGCTGGTCAAGCCTTGGTGAATACGAGAAAGGGTCTACAGAATTTTGACCATTGACATGACTGCAATCTTGCAAGCATATTGGCTGCATGATTACATACATGGAACAATTAGTAGACAAGTCAGCGCACTTACATATCAAACTCAAGGATGCTTTTGCTTGTGCCGGAGTGCCTGACTCTACCTTTTATCGTGCAAGATTAGGCAAAGATTTGCGTTACGATACAGCCAATAAAGTTAGTGAAGCTATTGAAAAACTTTCAGCACTACAAAGTAGAGACTGAAGTTACTGATACATATCAGTATGTTATTAGTCAACTTGTTGTTCATCGAACAAAACAAAAGTTGACTCAGAAAAATTTAGCTTACAAAATTGGATGCGCTGAATCTTTAATACACAAATGGGAACAACACAAACGAGTACCATCTGGATTCTTGTTTGCATGTTGGTTAGATGCACTTGGCCTTACGATCAAAGTCCATAAAAAAAAGACTCTACGATAAAGTAGGTGAAGCATACCCATGCGATGCTTGCAATGATAAGACCCCTTGGTTTGTATGCATATTAGCTACAGAAAAACCACCAACCTATCACACAATCTGTATTGATTGTTATGAGGCAGACACATGGCAAGCAAGAGTCGCGCAAAAGGAGACTACCATGAGCGAACATTCGTCAAGTGGTTACAAAAGCTCGGGTTCAAAGCGAAGAGGCAACCTCTCAGCGGAGCGTTGGGAGGCGAGTATAGCGGAGACATCATCTGGCAAGTCGGACAAAACGCCTTGGTGGTTGAAGTAAAGTACCGAGACAAATCAAACTTTCCCAATCCCTTTACTGTAGTTAGAGATGTGCTGTTCTACAAGCGCAGGGAAGGTAAACCCAAAACACTAATCATCTTTGATGGTGATGTCTTTGAAGAAAAGATAGCACCATTATTGAAGGAGAACTACGATGGCATTCCTACTAATGGCGAGGGCAATCAAGTCAGAGATACCTGACTGCTATGCAAAATGGCTAATGGTTGTGCTTGCAGATCATGCAGATGAAGACAAGCACCTATGCTGGCCTAGTCTCAGCCGACTATCACAACGTACTGCTATGTCTGTAGCTACAGTAACGCGCAAGCTGCACTGGCTGGAGGATCACGGCTATCTAACTAGAGATCGTGGACACACAGGCAAGTCAACACGCTACATAATATTCCCAAAAGATATTGCACACTGCAACACCCTTATTGCAGAGAGCAACACCCCTGTTGCAGACAGCAACACTAACCTATCAATAACCAATAAGGAAACAAAGAATACAAAGGGTCAGGTTCCAGATGGATGGGTTCCAAGCGATGACCTTTGCAAATCCATAGATGCTAAACACAAGGAGGCTATAGATCATGTCGCTCAAGCAGATAAGTTCGTTAACTACCATCAAGCAACAGGCAAAAAATTTGCGTCCTTCGACAGAGCCTACAGATACTGGTGTTCAAATCATATTGAGTGGCGATCAAATACAGGCAGGTCTGGATCGAATGCTACAGGTAAACAATCCAGCCAGAGTCGACAGTCTGCTTCTCACTTCGCTAGAATGCACAACAGGCTGCAAGGTAGTAGAGATTAGTCGCAGTAGCTTCAAGGATGATGGCGTAGATATTATTGTCAGTGGCTACAGAATAGAATCAACATCGGTCGATGATGTAAACAAATGTATAGCTACAGTTATGCAAGCTATGGTTCCCATGCCTAAAGAAATGTTAGTCGATGACCTCACGCTGCTGGCTGCGCTGGTGGTGAAGCCAGCAGGTGAGTCATCAGACGATCATGCAATGCGAATACAAGCTATAGCTAATGAACTGTCAGTCTATCCAGCCGACATAGTTAAGTACGCAATCAAGCAGGTGTCCGAGACTACCACTTTCTGGCCCGCATACTCAGAGTTTCACAAGCATATCAAGTGGAGACTCAGACGTAGAGAGCTGATGCTCTCATCACTGCAACAAAAGAAGCTTGATCTAACTGCATAGTTGCAGTATAATAAATCAAAAGGAGAACTACTATGAACAGACTAGGATTTCTAGGCGGCTCAGATATGAACCGCATTATGCGAGGCGATTGGGTTGCCTTGTGGGAAGAGAAGACAGGCAAGAAACAGCCTGATGATCTTTCAGATAATTTAGCAGTACAACTAGGCTCAGAGACTGAACACTTTAACAAGCGTTGGTTTGATAAACAGATGTTCACTGACACTGAAACAGTACAGCATGTCATGCACAAAGGCGAAGGTCATGGCCTTACAGCAGAGATGAACTGGGAAGGTGTGCCTCTTAAGGGTCAAGTCGATGGTCACATTATGATGGACAGAAAATTTACTGACGAGATCATTGAGTGCAAACATACATACGAAACAAACAATATGGAAAACTGTTTGAGTATGTACATGCCACAGATGCAGTTCTACATGTGGCTACATCAAGCCAAGGGCTGCTATCTATCTGTAATCTTTGGCAACCGCAAGTGGGCTGCTGTATATGTACAGAAAGATTGGGACTACATCAACAAGATGAAGGTACACATCACCGAGTTCTGGAGGCATGTCACTGAGGACACCCGCCCTTTCGGTGACAACGAAGTGCCACCTGTATCTATAGATAAGATCAAGGTCGATGGCCTAGTCAAACGAGATGCATCAGCCGACAACGAATTTATCAGCCGATGCCATGACTACATCGAACAAGAGAAATCAGCAAAGCTATTTGAGTCAGCCAAGTCTGACCTCAAGGCTATGGTTGGTGACGATGAGCGAGAAGTATACTGTGATCTTCTAGCCATCAAACGCGATAAGCGCGGATCATTACGCATCACAGTCAAGGAGAACTAAAATGGAACTAAAGAACATAACCAAAGCACTCATCCAGTTTCACAACACTGGAGCAGCAGCTAAGAAGACTGCAAAAAATCCATTCTTCAAATCAAACTATGCCAGTCTTGAAGAAGTTATTGAGACTGTTAGGGCAGAAGCTGGCAAGTGTGGG